AGGCTTTGCGCAGCGGCTGGGCACCTCCCGATACACTTTCGGATGAAGAGTGGCGAAGCCTAAAGAAGCGCAAAGACCCTTCCGACCCAATGACGGCTTTTGCCGGCTACGGGTGTAGTTTCGGAGGAAAGTTTTTCGCCGGGTATGCGAAGAATGACCTCAGGTACAATTATGCCGCAAGTGCTAAAAGCACTCTTCTTAAGAAATTCGCGCGCTGTGTCGATGTGAGTTTTGCTTGCTGCTCTTATGCTGATTTGACGCCCGGCACGGGCCATCTTGTTTACTGCGACCCGCCGTATGCCGACACCACGGCCTACGTCGCCGTAGGCCGTTTCGACTCGGAAGCTTTCTGGCAATGGGCTCGGAAGCGCACGGAGCTTGGCGCCTGTGTTCTAGTGTCTGAATACAAAGCTCCACCAGGGTGGCACACCGTGTGGGAGACAGAAACAAAGACGAGTTTGCACTGCGCGAATGGGCAAGAGAAACGCATCGAAAAATTGTTCGAGTTTAAAGGCTACTGAAGAAGGCAAGTAGGTTCCCTCTCTAGGGGATTCGCCAGGCTCGCAGAGCTGTTTGAGCGCGCCGGCGGGTGAAGGCATCCCTTTAGGGTTTGAATCCAAAGCGCCTGCCCATTCGACCACCGTGCGCGGGTCGATAGGCGCGGGGCTCCCTGCCTGTCAGCGGGACGTCGAAGCCAACGCGAAAATGTTCGTTATCGACAGGGCTCAGAATCATCTTCGCGCGGCGACCGCAGAGGACGTCTTCAAGACAGCCTGGCTGTTGTCGAAACACCGAAGCTGAAGCCCTGCGATTGGTGCTGTTTCACCCAAGCGTCGACTGAACAACGACTGTGACAAAACCCGCCGTCGGCACCGTTTCGGGCCCGTCGCCGTACTGAAGGGCCGCCTCTAGGTCGTACACTCCAGGCGTATCGAGCTGGCCTGCTGTGAATTGGTAGGAAACCTGCGAGGCGGAATCAATCACACCGTCATTGTCGACCTTGAGGGCACCACCATTCTGCGAGCGCATGCGAAACCGCACGCTGGTGGCCCCAGTCGTCGTGATGTCTGTGAGCGTGAGCGCTAGGCGGCGGTGGGTGTCGCCTTGTCTGATGGTGAACGTTGTCATGATGGGGAGGCTCCAGCGTTGGCGGGCACTGCGACAGTGGCCGCAGAGGTGACTGAGAGGGTGGCCAGGCCACCGGGCGCGACGTAGCGAGGCGCCAACACCAACAGCGTCGCAGAGACGGTGCCAGCCGCTGAAAACGCCGCAAAGAGCTGCGCCGCCGAAAGAATAGAGGCGGTGCTTGAAGCGGTCCCTTGAAGGTCGGACGCCAGGGCGATGGCTGTGGTGATGTCGCCAGCAACGGCCGACGTCGCAGAAACCGAGGCGGCCACAGTGATGGCCGTTGTCAGCGAGACAGACGTTGACGCGGTCGACGAGACGGCGCCGGCCACAGGTATCGCCGTGCTGAGTGCCGCACTCTGTGAGACTGAGCCGCTCAGCGACGCCGCCAGCGCGATTTCAGTGCTGAGGTCGGCCGAGGCAGTAGCCGCGCCGCTAAGCGCTCCCACGAGGGCGGGAGAGCCCGTGTCGAGAGTCCCCGTCAGCGCGCCGCTCGCCGCCGCCGAGGCCGCCAGTGCGATAGCCGTCGAGAGTTCAGCTGCGACAGTGGCGGCGCCAGTCGCCTGCGCAGACATCGTCGAGCCCGTCAGTAAATCTGCCTGAAGGGCCGCCGAGGCGTCGAACTGGGCCGCCAAGGCAATCGCGGTCGAAAGATCTGCTACGCCGGCAGCTGACGCGCTTGGCGTTGCGGCCAGCGCAATGGCGGTGCTGAGGTCGCCAGAAACAGCCCCAGTCGCTGCCATCGTCGCAGCCAGAGCCACCGCGGTGCTTAGGTCGGCGGTTGTGGCCGCCGAGGCGGACCCAGAGGCCGCCAACGCGATGCTGGTGGTGAGGTCGGCAGCGACTGCTGCAGACCCAGAGGCAGACGCAGCCAACTCGATAGCAAACAGCGCAGAGGCTGAAGCCTGCGCAGCCAGACTGCCGGCCATGGCGATGGCCGTGGTGATGTCACCAGCGCTGGCGGCCGAGGCCCCTACGCTGCCGGCCAGTGCAATCGCGGTCGTCAGGTCGGCGGTTGCGGTTCCGCTCGCGTTTGGAGCCGCCGCGAAGCGTATGGACGTGGTGAGCGCAGCGCTTTGCGAGGCTGAGGCGGTGATTGAGGCGGCCGGAGTGATGGCCGTCGTCAGGGATGCGGAAACCGCAGCGCTGACAGATACAGCCGCAGCGATTGCGCCGCTGGCCAGCGTGGGCCCAGTCTCCGTCGACCAGGTGCTCGCCGCTGCTTCCGATAAGTCGTAGTTGTTGGCACCCGAATCATCGAGCTTTGTGGTCGTGTCGGTGAGCGACCATTGCACGGTGAGGTTGCTGGTGCGGGCGGCCGTGCTGGCCAGTCTCTCAGACTCGACCTCCGCGTCCGAAAGCACCGCGTTCCAAACCCTGACATGCGCAAGGTTGGCGCGAGGGTAGAAGCCAGAGCCGGAATAAGAGCCGCCGACAGCAACGCGAAACGTTGAGCCCTGCGAGGTAATGGTGTTGCTGCTATGGCTGACAGCGGTGCCCTCGAGGCCCTTGGAAATTGTGCCCGTGGTGCCATTGATGCGCATCGCGAGGAAATACCAAGTGCCATTAGTGAGGGCCGAGCCGATGGTGACACGCGACACAAAACCGCCACCCACGTCGAGAATGGTGGGCACGCCACCATTGAGACAAAGGGCGTACGTCGTGCCCGAGGCGTCAGACTCGAACAGCATCTCTGGGTCACCGCTGGTGCCAGAGACTGGCTTCACCCACATCGTGATTGTGTAGGCAGTGTTATTCGCGGGCACGTTGCCCGACGAATTCACCAACCTATCTGCGTGGGCGTTGAAGCCGACAGCCATGCGACCCTCTTAGGCGAAGGTAACGGTGAGTGCGGCCGCTGCGAAGCTGGGCGCAGGGTCGCCGTTGTTGACCGTCTTGGAAGCCGTCAGCGCGCCATGAAAGAGCAGGTTGCCCGCAGACGAGGCATCGAAAATGCCAAAGTGAGTGATGGTGCCCCAGTTGGCCGATGGAGTCGGGAAGGTGATGGCGCCGTTGTTTGAAGACGCGCCGCCAGTGCCGCTTGAAGCCGTGGTGCTGCCTGCGCTTTGGGTTCCGGCCCAGTTGGCCAGAGACGTCGCCATGGTGACACGGGCATACGAGCCTCCTGAAACCTCGGTGCCGCCACCGGAGTCAGACGGGGCCGCCGTGAAAAGGGCGAAATAGACGTTTGCGGGCGCAGAGAAGCTCTGCCCCCTGAAGATGTGGTCGGTGAGCTTGTTTTCCAGGTAGTCAGACATCGCGGACATGAGACGGCTCCTTTTAGAAACGAGGGGTGAAAATCCCGCCCACGTAAGCGGCGGTTGCTACGAGTACGAGGGCCACGACAAAGACTGGCGGTGGCACAACTGGGGCGGCTTTCAGCGCCTTGTTTTCAGCTGCAAGCCTCTCGAGGTCCTTTGCCCTCTCAAGGGCGAGGGCGTCACTCAGCCAGACGCCGCCATCAACAAGCACTGCGCGGCCATCGTCGAGCTCAAGGGCTCCGCTGCGCACGCCGGCCGCCAGCAACGGAGCATCAAGGCCACCATCAGACCCTTGCGCTGCCCCTCCCGACACCGCGAGGGCGATGGCGAGCCAACGAGTCATGCGTTTGGCGGCCCATTCTGAAGGGTGGCGACCGCCTCGGCCTTGGTGTCGACGGCTGTGGCGGCCGTGGTGCCCGCTTGGGTGGCTGCCGCAATCTGAGCGTGTTTGGCTCCGATGCCGCCACCGGCAAGCCCAAGAAGGGCCGCGCCAATCAACACATCGAGAGAGAAGGGCGCACCGGTGGCCAATAACGTGAGCATCGCGCCCAACACTGAGAGGACTTGAGGCACGAGCCACTTGGCCCAGGTTCCGCCCAGTACTTGACCGACCTTGCCCGGGATTTTCGAACCAAAGCGCAGCACCAGCTGGCTCAAGAGAATCAGGCCGGCCACCACCGCCAAGGCGTACCGCCCGGCCTTAGCGTGACCGATGAGATCGGAAATCATCGGGAGCACAAACCCAGCGTCAGCGGCCACCGCGTCGACGACGGCAGGAACTGGCGCCACCTCTTGCGCGAAGACAACAAAGGGCCAAAAAACAAAGGCGAGGGCAAGACCTGCAAAGACAACGAGACGGGCAGAGCGCATGCGTGTTCCTTTCAAATCAACGGCAACCGAACGAAGCCGGCCAAGTCGTGCCGGTAGTGAATGGGCAACACCTTGGTGACGTGCCCGAGGCTCCTCGACTGAGCTGGGTTGATGGATTGCGGCCCGCCATAGGCTTGGCCCATGCAAAGGCCCGCGCCCGCGTAAACCATCACATGTGACACATCGAGGGCGTCGCGAGGCGTTGGGCCCCAGTACAACACCAAGTCGCCCACAATGAGGTTTTCAGTCTCGACTTTGGGGAGTTGCCAAAGGGCGTCGGTGTTGTGCGTGGCCTTCCAGTCGATGCGCCCTTCGCTGGCCTTGAAGAGCGCCATCGTCACGAAGCCAGAGCAATCCATGCCACCCTCATGGCGGCCGCCCCATACGTACGGCACTTGTGCCGCGTATTGCTCGAGGCACTTCAGCCAGAATCTGGAGCGCAGGGCAGTGGTTGTCATTTTCGCGGCCGCCTGGTTTCAAGTGAGACGATGCGAGTGCGCAGCTCGGTGAATGCGCGCTCCATTTCGCCGAGGCGACTGCCGTGGTTGTTTGAGATGCCCTCAACCCGGGCCTTCACTTCGGCCACTGCGCCGGTCTGCGTCGAAAGCTTCTCGACGAGGCTTCGCATGTCGAGCTCTACGGCTGACAGCTTGTCGAGAACCGCATCAAGCTTCGTGTCTCTGTCTGACTCGACGCGCTCTTCGAGCTTCTCGCGTCGACCGCGCATGGCGTCCCAGAGGTACTTGAAGAGCACCACAGCGCCGGCGCTTCCGCCCAGCATGCCGCCAATGTCTGAAGGGTCGCTCATCGCGTCACCACCACAGAGGGGGTGTGATGCCTCACCAGCATTTCAAGCAGCGAGTGCACCTTCTCGAGCACCAGGCCCTGTGAGGTGAGGGCGCTGGCCATGCGCAGCACATCGCCGCGGAGGGCGCCCATTTCGCGGCGGGCCTCGCGCAGGTCCTCAATCAACGTCGTTAACTGGCGCTCGTGGGTGTCGAGCCGGCCTTGGTGGTCGTCGAGCGTCGGACGGGCCTCGCGCGCATGTGCCTCCAACACCTCGACACGTCGACGGAGATCATCAATCTCTGATGGCCAGTCGTGGAGCGTCATGCGCCGCACGCTTCCACGTGGCTTGCACAATGAGGGCGCGGGCTAGGTCGTGTGGAAGACGACGTTGTCGAGGCTCACGTAGTCGGTTGGCGTACCTCCATACAGCACCACGTTGCCAGAGGCGTCGATATCAACCTCGCACGCCGCGCCAGCAGAAAGCGCGATGGTGTGGTGCGTGTCCAACGGCCGACAGCCTGAAGGCAGCGTGGTGATAGTGGCGCCGCTTCCGCTGGTGCGCTGTGCCAAACCCCTCAAATGGACAAAGCCCATTGAGTCCTTGAGGTACTCACATTGGAAGTTGACCGCGTCGTAGTTTGCCCAGCCGGTGCCAAAGGTGACCGGGTACCATGGAACCTGGTCGATGGTGGCCCGGTAGAAGTCGGCCTCTTGCACGTAGATGTCGCCGACGTCCCAACTGAAAGAGCTGTCGCCGGCGGTTCCACGTCGCAAGACAAGCTGCAGAAAATTGACGTTGGTTGGAATGGTTCCGTAGCCGGTGCCGAAGTCGATCACCACGTCGTACCAGGTGGCAAGCGATGGGTAGGGCCCTGTGGCCGAGCCAGACAAATAAACAGAGTAGTTGATGATTTGCGTTGTCAGCGCTGCGTCTGAAAAGCCGAAGATGTCGACAATCAAGTCCTTGCCGCTCGCAGCGCTCGAGCCGTTGCGCCTGATGCTGGCGTAGATGTTAAAACTTCGGATACCGCGGCGCACCTCAAAGGGGTTTGAGATGAGACGCCCTCGCTGTGTCGCCGACTCTCTGAGCCGGATATAGCGGCCCTTGCCCGTGTCGGTGCCGTAATAGACCGAGCCGCCCGAGCCCCACGCTTCCGCCGTTTCCGATGGGAGAGTTGAAACCTTCCAATGGTCAGGCGGTGCCGTGGTGAGGCTGTCGGTGGCGTGCTCAAAATTGCCATTCAACGGCAAGTGGCTCTGAGTGCTGGTCGAGTCGTAGTGCCCGCTCTTGGCGCGGCCAGCGACGAAGGATTGCTCAGCCGAGGGAGAGCCACGAACAATGCGCGAGGCGTTGCGGGAGAAAGGTACCGCTTGAAAGTAGTACGTTTTTCCAGGCACCAGGTTCGGCACCACGACCGAGTTAGATTCACCGGCAGCCATCAGTGTGGCGAGACCGGGGGAGAAGCTCGCCACGTCGCTGACGTGAAACTCAATGCCTTGGTTGAGTGAGCCCTGAAGCTTGTCAGTGTTCACCTCGAGCTTCATGCCGCCCACAACTTCACTGATGTTGATGGCGTCGATTGATGTCGAGTTGAAGAGCGAGACTTGGTGCACATCCTCGGCCTTCACCAGGCCGTCTTTTGCGAGCCAGCCATCGCGCATGGCCGCCGGCGTGCCCCGTAGAGTCACCGAGGTGGTTGCGCCAGACTCGCCGAACGAGTGGCGCAGCGACTCGACTGCCAACGTGATGTTTGACGTTGAGCGCAAACCGTCTGCTGGCAACGTGAGCCGGTCTCCAAGCTCGAGATAGAAGTCGCAGGGAAAGGACACCGAGAGGCCAGCGGTCGGGTCTTTCAGGTCAGCCAAGGCGGCGTTGGCCATGCGCTGCGCCTCGGTGAGGGTGTCGATGTTCGACGAGTCGCCCTCGGCAATCTCCATGAAGCGGCGCCCGTATTTGGTGATGCTGGTGGAGTCGCTCACTTCAACTGTGACGCGCACGGGGGAGCCAGTGGGCGAGCGACTGCCAACACTTCCGTAAATCACTCGCACCACATTGCGAATGCTCCACACATCGATTGAAAGCTCTTGGCAGTCAATCTCTTCGGCTGCGTTGATGCTCTTGTGCACCGTCGAGCTGGTGCGTGCGGGCTCCTTGAGTGTCAGCTCGTAGCGGCCGAGCCCTGAACTCCACTCGAATCGCACCCACCAACCGAGCTGGTCGACCATGGTGCGGATGGCGTCCATCACGCTCTGGCGCTGCTGAATGTATGGTTTGACGTTCCACGAGGGCGAGACGGGCGTTTGCAACGTCACCAGCGAGCCAAGGCCGTTGTCATTCAGCACCTGCTGAATGATGGTTTCGATGGCCGTACCCGTTTCGTTGACTGAGCCTGACTCAGTGAAGACTACGGAGCCCCACGAGACGGTTGCGCCGCTTCCAGTTGGCCAGGTGGGCTCAGCGGCTGTGCCTGTGCCTGTGGTGGTGACTCGGTAGAAGTGTCCATTTGCGCGCGCCTCACTAGGCACAACCAAATCGCCTGAAGAAAGGGTCTGAAGGTCGTAGCGCCAGACGTAGACTCCCTTTGTCGCGTAAGCACCTTGGGCGTATCCATAGACCCTCTCGTATTCAATCCACGTGTCGCGCAGCTTGGCCGACTTGTCAGTGCAGACGAGCTGCATTTCATCGTCGGGCCAAGAAACCTCGTCGATGTACCCGTCAAAGATTGTTTCTTTAAGGCCCGAGGGCGTGTTGCTGATGTCTGGAAGAATCAGCTCGGCCTCGATGAGAATGCGCCGGCCAATCGAGATGCGCGGCTCTGAGCCGTAGAACGGGTTGCCTGTGGTGACAAGCGGCGCAAATGAGTAGGCGCCTTGCTGTCGCTGCAGCGACACGCGAGCGGTGCGAAACCCGTCAATGCTCTGCTCAATTTCGACCTCGAGCAGCTCGTCACTCAACGTGCCGTTAGACGAGCCCGCTGAGCTGTAGGTGGTGACGATGGCGCGCGCTGAGTGGCTTGGATTGTTTAAAACCGCAGAGGCTTGGGCTGACTTGGTGCGCATGCGTTACACCTCGGTGAGGGTGCCACTCAACACACACTCGGTCGTGTCGAATGAGCCGCCGTAGGCCACTGGCGTCACTTTGAAGTCTTCAATGTCGCCGTGGCAAATGAGGCTTGTTTGCAGCAAACCCGGAGAGGCGGCGAGCTGCGTGAGGGTGGGGAGCAAATCGCTCATCACGTAGACCCGCGGCATGTCGGGCAGCACGCTGTAGACCGCTGCAAGTCCGGCCATCAGCGCGTCGACCTGTGCCTGAGGCAAACACCAAGGCAGCAACATCATGTTGCTCCAGAGGTAGGGGCCGCCAGACGCTGGCTCGGTGATGGTGAGGTTTGAAGAGCTGACGGCGATTGTCTCGGTGCCCGTGTACGCTTGAGCGGCTCCAGAGCTGCCCAGAGAGCCCAGCTTCTCGCGTTTTACGGTGGGGGCCGCCTCGTTGAAGCGCCAGCTGAAGCCAAAGATGCGATACGCGCCGCCGCTGTGTCGCCACCCGACGAGCGTGCCGCCAGTGCGCCCAGACATGGCCGAGGCCGAAACCGCGCTTTGGTTGTATAGGTTGACTGGCACAATCATCGTTTCGCTGTTGTCGGCGTGCCAAACGCCTTCGGCGGTGATTGGGTTGCCTCCAGAGCTGTCCGACCAAGCGCCAGTACCGGTGATTTGCAGCCCCTTGGAGCCATAGGCGCCGCTTCCCATGCTCCAGAACTCGCCATCGCCAAGGAGCAATGAGCGATACATCATCGCCTCATCGAGAGGCTTGGGCGGTAGCGCAAACTCAATCACCCACTTGTCGCGCCTGCGCTCGAGAATGCGATGACCTCGCGTGTTGCGTTTGGTGTTGCCAACCAACTCATTGGTGACGTGCAAAGAGTCGATGGCCACCGGGAGGGTGACGCCATTGATTGAGAGAATTGACACGATGCCCCCTTAGTTGTCCCGATATGGGTTGCCGCGACGCTGGCCTCGCTCACGTGCGCGCTCTCGCCTGATGTCGTCGCCCAGGTCTTCGATGTTGTCGGCCGTCGAGGTGATGCTCACGTTGCCGTTGATGGTGATGCCGCCGAGGCCAGCGCCGTTTGCGCCGTTCGCTGCGCCATATTCGAAACTCTGCGACTGATTTGGACTGACGCTATCGCCGAGGAACACAGAGCCAGCCGCGTCTTGGGCATTGAATCGTGACAGCGCAATCTTGTAGCCGCTTGGCACGTTGCTGAGGCTTTCGGCCACCTCTTGAGCCGCCTCGGCGGCGGCCGTGGTGGCGGTGGCCGCGGCCCCCTGGGCGGCTGCGTTGCGCCAGGTTTCCCGCGCGGCCTCACCTTGAGCGATAGCGAGGTCATCAGCGCCAGGGGCCCACATTTTATCGACCAACGCCTTCATGCGGTCCGACTCGGCTCTCGCTCGCGCGTCGCCAAAAAAGGCCGCGACTTCGTTGAGCCCGATGATGATGCCCAGCACAACTGTGGCGATGATTTTCACCACTCCAGAAAGCAGATCGAGAATAGGTGAGACGGCGTCCAAGATGCCTCCAACCACGTTAGCGAGCACTTCAAGAATCGGCCCGACCGCCTCAAAGAGGTTGCCTACCGACGCGATGACGGGAACCAACTTCTTGGCGAATTTGGCCAGCCCTTCAAAGAGTGGCTTCAAAGCGTCAAAGATGGGCTTCAGACCTTCGGTGCCGACGACTGTCAGAGTCTCGACGATGCCGAAGAGTTCACCTACGAGCGGCTCCATGAACTCGCCCAGACGCTTCAGCCCATATTCGAGCGTGCCGAGCATCTTTTGGAAGCCCTCCATGCGCGTGAAGACCTCCATCACCGCGGCAATCATCGCGCCCCAAATGCCGCCAGCCTGGGCGCCCTGAGCGATGTTGTTGATGGTCTGCCCGAGCGCGCCGAGGCCATTCATTGCGATTGAAGCGATGGCCTTCATTTTGGCAGACGCTGCCTTTGCTTGGGCCTCGGCAGCTCTCGCTTGCTCCTCGGCCGCCTGGCGTTGCGCTGCGCCCATCGCATCGGCATCATTGGCGGCTTGAAGCATGATGGCGGCCATCTGGTCCGCCTCTTCAGCGGCAGCCTTTTGCGCGGCTGCGAGATCTCTCGCCTCAGCCAGGGCCATCGCCTCAGCGGTCGCCATCGACATATCAGCCATGGCGTCATGGCCGTTTGACTTGGGAGACTTGTTCATTCCCCGGCCAAGGGCAATCGGCTTGCCCTTCGCGAAGCCAGACATCAGCTTGTCAAGACCCAGCTCGCTCTGAATTGACGCCCACTCTTCTTTGATGCCGTCGACTATCTGGCCGCCGACAGACTTGCCGAAGTCAAAGGCCTGGCTGAAGAAGTCGCCACTTTTGAGGTCCTTCCATAGCCCCGCGAAACCCTCGCGCAGGCCGGCCACCCCATCTGGTCCAATCTTTTGCCCGGTGAGCTTCTCCACCACCTCGAACGCATCAAGCAAGGCGTCAACGAACTTTGCGGCCCCATCAATGATGAAGTCCCAGACGCCGCCGAAAAACTTGGCGAGCTTGCTGAAAGCGTCGTGGAACCATTTCAGGATGTCGGCTGTGACTTCCTGGATTCCGCCCCAGTTTTTCCGCCATGCCCGATGCAACAGAATCACAACGCCAACCACGGCAGCCACGGCGGCCACGATGGCCAGCAACGGGCCCGAGCCGATCGCCGCTATGATTTTAAAGCCACTGCTGAGCACCCCGAAAATGGCAGACGCTCCCGTTGAAAGCACGCTGATGGCCTTCGCAGCGGCGGCCACTTCAACCGCCCACACGGCGAATGAGGCCACCTGCTTTTTGACTTGAGGGTCGAGCCCAGCAATCACGCCAGCGGCTTGCTTCAGGAGGTCGGACAGTGCCCTGACAGCAGGCAAAAGAATGTCAGCCACCTGTACCGCCAGCAGTTGGCTGCTCTGCTTGAAACCGTCCATCGCCTTCTTGGTTGGCCCGTCAACGGTAGACGCCAAGGCCAGGGCCGCAACACCGACAGCGGCGAAGCTTCCACTGACTTGGGCGATGTCATTCGACGCCTTCTTGATTTCCTTGGCCACCTTGTCGGCCATCTGCGCCGCCTGGGCCATGCTCTTCATGTATTGCGACGAATTGGCGCTGAGTGAGACGTAGAGGCTGCCCAGTTTTAACGCCATGGCTCATCGCCTCCGTCTGGGCCGTGAGGCCTCCGCTTCGCGTTTGCTCTTCTCGATTTGCTTCTGCTCTGCCGCGTTCTTCAACTTCCAGAAGGCCCGCCACTCGAGCAACTCTCTGAGTGGCAACTCCTCTTCAAGCTCGTACACGGGACGGCCCACCGCTTCGGCGACCTGGAAGAGCGCCCACCGAAGGCCGTCCCGCTCTAGTTTTTTTCAATCTCCTTCTCGTCCTTCGCATTCAGCAGCGGCTGCGCGACCTCGAAAATGTCATCGACGAAGCCCCCGGCCAGCTGCGCCATCAAGGCAGGCTTGTCGGCGTCGTTGAAGATTTTGACGTTGGTGCCTGGCTCGTAGGTCAACGCGATGACGGTCTCGACTTGAAGGGCAGCCATGTCGATGGTTCGGTCCTCCCCAGCCGAGGCGAGCCCAGCGGCGCGGAAGATAGCGGCGCGCAGCTTGAGGCCGGGCTCACGCACCTCCACGTATGCCGGCTTGCCTGTGTTTGGGTCGATGGCAGGGGGGAAGCGGTAGCGCTTCTTCTCTCGCATCACCGGCTTGCCTGTGTCGTCAAAGAGAGGTTTGCCCTGCTCGTCTTTGGCTTGCTCGAGCACAATCGTGCCCTCTTCGTCGACTTCGGGCTCGAGGCGCTTGGGTTGCGATGCGTCTCGAATGGCGACGAGGCGCGTGCGCATCTGCCGCAATGGCGCGCCCAGGGTGAGACTGCGAAGGGAATCACGAGCGGACATCAGGCCTCCCAGCCAAAGCCAGCGCCCACGGCTCGCGCGGCGCCGACGTAGTTAACGGTATTGCCAACCAATTCATCGATGCTGCCGCCTTCGGTGGTGCCTTGGAGAAGAACCCAGGCACGGAACCGATTGCCGGCCGCAGAGCGCTCGAAGAGTAGCGGCGTGCCACCCGTGAAGACGGTGTCGAACTTCAGCACGCCGCCGCCAGTGTCGTTGTCGGTGAGCAGGCTTTCGTTGAGCTCAAGCGAGCCCGACAAGTCTTTGAGGCCCGTCTTCTTGGTGCGCCATCCGGTGGTGTTGTTTACCGTGGTGTCGTCGAGCACCGTGCAAGAGGCCTCAATCTTCCACGAGGTGACGCCGATGATGTCGACGACGGGCAGGTAGCTGGCCGAGACGCGCACCAACGCCGAGCTGCCTTGGTCAGCCGCAAAGGTGATGATGCCAAACATGTAATCGATTGAGTACGACGTGGCGGCCGCGGTGACGTAGCCGCCAGCGCCCGCGCCGTCGGCATCGACTTGCACGGTGACCGCTACGGCAGGGTCTAACAGCCTGCGCGCGTCAGTCTGAATCTGGTAGCGCGTGTTTGCGGTGAGTCGGGTTGTCGGCTCATTCGTGAAAGCCGTCGACGTTCCCTGGCCACGAATGACGCCACTGTGAGCGGCGGTTGACATGGCTTACGGCCTCGCGGTGGGAGAGCCCGACTGCACCAAAGAGAAGTCAGCAGACACCAAGTCGCCCACAGCGCCGCCCTCTGAAATCTGGGTGACAAACATGGGGTAGGTGAAGCCGTTGGTGCCATCGTTTAACACCGTGACATAGACGAGCGTGCCGTTGGTGAAGCCGGTGCGCAGAATCGTCTGGATTGCGTCGCTTGGCTCCCAGTCGCCGCCGATGCTGCCGCTTGCGTCCTTGAGGCCCATGATGCGGGTGCGCGTGTCGCCGTCATTGAAGGCCGTGGTGTCCAAGTCGTCGCGGGTGCGGTCGATTGAGCAATCTTTCGCGCCATCGAGCAAGTCTGGGGAAGTCGGGGCGGTGTTGTCGGTGCGCACGTAGACGGCGCGAAGGTGGGCGGCGGTTGACATCGAGAAGTCTCCGGGTGGAAGAGGCCTTCAGCGTGCCCAGTGGCTTGCACAATTCGTCAGACTGTGAGGCTGGCGATGTATGGGCAGTCGATGTTGATAGCCCATTGCCCGTGTTGGTCTGAGTCATCACCCAGGTACGCTGGAGCCGAGTCGCGAGCGAAGACGCTCAGATACCCAATCAACACATGCTGGTGCAGCCACTGAAAGACGCCCCGAGCCAATTTCTCGCCGGCCTCGATGTCGCCAGCTGGGCCGCGCACAATGATTTGCACCGTTGGCCGAAAGAGTGCCGTGCGAAGGCCTCCACTCAAGTAGGGCATGGGCCCAGGCCCTCCGGTATTGAGAGCAAACACCGCAGGGGCTGGCGTTCTGTCTCCGCTGCGCATCGGGCCCACAAAGAGGTTGGTGCCCTTCGTGAGTGTCACTGTGTCAGCCAACTTCGTGTCGAGGAAGTTCACGACATCGAGGGCTGGGTTTTTGAGGGGCCCTGGCGAAGGCGCAACCCATGGCTGGCCTTTGACGCTGCCTGAGAGGTACGCGGGCCAGGCGCCGGCTGGGCCGTCGAGCCGGTAGGCGATGTCGAGCGCGAGGTCTGTGGTGCTTGGGGTGATGGCAAAAAGGTACGTTCTGACGGCCACCACGGCGGGTGGCGTGCGTGCGCCCACTGTCGACGAGTACAAACCCACCGTTGCAGGCGCGCCAGTCCACAGTACGCCTGAGGCATCTTCGAGGTGCCACACCACAAACGGAAGGGCAGGGGTGGTGACGGGGCCCGACACGTAACGCGGTGTCGCTGTGGCGCCGTTGTCGACAAGGTAGACGACGCCGGTTGTTTCGCTGGCGTCGGTAGGCATGAAGCCGTACGCGCCGCCGCCAAGCTCGACGATGGTGGGCTGAGTCACCGCGTCGCCGGCTCGCGTGCGGTAGTCAACGAAAGACGGCGTCAACCCCAACACGGGGAGACCGTCGCCATCGTAGACAGACCATGACGCGAGCGAGGCCATATCAGCGCACTATCCTCGAGCCGTAGACGCTGGTGAGCACCTTTGGGTCAGCCATCCCGTTGAGCGTCGCAAAGGTGCTGACTGTGCCGTCGACTGAAAGCTCGTTGGTCACCCCGGTAAAAACAGGAGTGCCATTGACGAAGTCGAGATACGCGCCTTTGACGACTGAAAACCCAGTGGTGCAATTGTCGATAGCAGGGGCCAAAATGGTTGCGCTCGCGTTGCCGTCGAGACGCATGGCGGTGGTGCAGTTTGAAATTCGCGTCCAGCCATTGGATGTGAAAGACACCATCGCTGGAGCAACTGAGCCCGCGATGGGCAACGTTCCGATGCCGACGCTTCCAGCGCCCCCAGTGCATGTCACCCAGATTGAGAAATTTTGAGAGCCGACCGAACTCAACGAAGAGAGAGTCAAAACAGGGGTAGAGGTTGAGCCGCCCTCAAGCACGGAACCAGAGACACTTGAGGCCGGGTTAGTCCCAGAGCCAAAAATGGCCGAGCCTGTCGACCCAACCACGAAACTGTTGGACGTCTGCACGGCTGGCCCGATGGGGCCAAAGATGCCGCTTATCGTGATGCCGATTGTGCCAGCTAAGTATGATCGCCTGACGATTGCGGCGCCGGAAGTGATAAAAAGCGCTGTTGACGCGCTCTTCACCTCCACGGCTTGCAGCGTCACCACTGCCTCGAGCCCAGACATTGACAGCGTCGATGCGCTCGACCGCTCGATTTTAACGTTTGAAATCGTCACTCCACCGCCACCGCTGATGCCAGTCACCGCTGCTTGCGTGGCGCTGATGAAGGTGCTGCCGGGTACTTGAATCGAGTAGGTGTTACCAGCGACTGCCGTGTTGCTGGTGGTGGTGAAGGTGAGCGAGGTCGCCGTGTTTGAGGTGATGGGGAATGACTGCCCGTTGAGACTCCCGCTCGTAAACGTGACAAACGCCCCCCGCAGATTGTTGCTCGTCCAAGATTGCGAGGTGTCTGTGATGCTGGGCGGCCCTGCGTTACTTGGCGCCGTGACGCTGGTGATGGTCCCAGTGGCTGCGCCGGTCGCCAGAGTGGCCGCCGTCATCGTGCCTGCGATTGTGAGCGTCGCTCCTGACTCGACAGTGATGCCCGGGCCAAGCACAAACGGCGCACCATAGGCCCCCGCGGCCACGTTGATGGTGACGTTGTGGCGCATGATGCGCGGCACCTTGGCCAGCACTCCCGCGAGAGTTGAGCACGCCAACACACTCGAAGACGTGCAGGCGTTTGAGTCGCTTCCTGTTGGGTCCAAATACAATGTCAGCGCGGCAGTTGTGGCGTTGGCGGCCGGCGTATCTCCACACCAGACACCGCCATCGAACGTCAACACTTGGCCAGGCTGTGGGGCGGTGGAGCAAAACTGTAACCCCATCAGCGAGCTACCAGCCTTCAAGTCGCCGACAAGGCCGCCATCGAAGACTTTGAGGCCGCCAAAGCCCTGAGTGCCGGTGTTGACCATTCCGCGCCGCGTGGTGGTGGCGTCGGGTGGCGATGAGGGTACGGGTCCGGGCGCCATCAGAAACAGCGCCAGCACGGCGGTCGGAATCAGTAGCTTTTGCATGTCAGTTGCCCCCCACGAGGCGCCTTAGGCGCGCGGCGATTCGTTCGACAAAACCCGCCTCAAACCCGTTGAGCGCGCGCTCGTACCATTTGAAGCCTTTGGTGCCCTCTACCTTGGCGCCCCAGTGAATACCCTCGTGCACCGCAGCGGCTTTCTCGTCGACGTATGCCGCAGCCACGCGAACGCGCCCGCGCTTTTCCTGCACAACCGACGAGACTTGAGCACTGGCCTTCAGCGCGCCGCTCTTGGTGGGCGCGGCGGCATTGGCCGAGCTCATCAGCGTTTGTCCCTCTTCGGGCAGCGCTTGAGCCATTTCTGCGAAGAAGAGCTTTTCCTGTTTCCGAAGGGCGCGCTTCAGCTCCTTCGCGCCCTCGAGCTTCATGAAGACATCGATGCGCGCCATGTCACAGCTCCACTTTGTAGAGGGTGCGGCTTCCGGTTTTGTCTGACACCGAAGACACCGCCAGAGGCAGCTGGCTTAATTCGGCGTTGGCGGCGCTTGCTCCCGGGAGCCAGACTCTGTCTGTGAGGGCTATGGCATCGAGACACCACAACCGATGGTGTGCGACGGCTTCTTCTCCGGTGCTCTTCAGCACCATGCTGCGCGCTTGCTCCACGCGCACTTTGCGAGCGACCGCGGCGCCGTAGACGGGCTTGCCATAGGCGTCGGTGCTGGTGACCGAGGCCACATAGGCGGTCTGCGTGAGCCAGCTCGCAAGGCTCATCCTTCTGGCCTCGCGTAACGGGCGAGCAGCTCGGTGACTCCCGGCGTCATCACTCCGATGCGGGCCCTGTCGGCGTACGAAACAGAGTAATCACCCAAAGACTCGCTCGAGATGTTCGCCGCCTGGCCGCCAGAGCGGTACAGGTTGGTGACCAACTGAATGCACGCTTCTTCGATGTCGTAAGGGAGCGAGCGCGCTGGCCCAGCCCAACCTGCGCTTGTGGCCTGCGCTGGCGTCACCCAACCGGCCGCGTACGTCACGGTGATGGTGTTTGACTCGCTGCCGGCCAGTGGGTCGGTTGCTGGCGGTAACCCACCGCGCGCAACACCAGTGAATGGCCAACCGCTGGCGCGGTACAGGAGGCCCGCATCATCGCTTTCGCGGGTGTACTCGGTAGACAGCAGGGAGGTGCCGTCGGGCAACACGACGGAGGCAACCGAGATGACGGGCGTTACGTCCAACACCACCCGACTGCGACCAAAGCCAAACACCTTTTCAACGATGGCGGCGCCGTAGTGCAGGCGGTTTCTCCGCAGCACCCCAGCGATGGCGGCGCTTGCGGAGGAAATCAAACGAGGAAGGCGGGCATCGCTCGCGTCAGCGCCAAGCTCTGTCGCTACCGTTCCCGGCAGGGTGAGATCGGCGTCAGCCACGTGCGAGACCTCCTCTGCTTCAGGCCGACTTGGCCTTCAGGGGCACAGCCTTCAACGTCGCGACGTCAAACTTGTGCGTGACATCGTCGAACTCGGCCAACACTTCCCCGCCGTTGTGGCGAAGAATGTGATCGGCCGTGTTTCGGGTGAAAGAGCAAACCTCACCAACGACATTGGGCGAGAAGTGCTTCGTCAGCTTCATGGTTACGAGAGTGGCCATGGCGTTCAGTCGTCCGATTGAGCGGGGAGGGTGTCGGCGCCAGCAAGTTGCATGGTGGCGACGTTGGCCAAGGTGGGCGTGGTGCCACCCGTGAAGGCCGTCACTGAGACAACGCGAATGTATCGCTTTGCCTCGCCCAGGTTGATGGTCTTCCGCTTCCGCGTGTTGACAGCGGTGATTTGAGCCACCGCCCCAGCGGCAGCAACGCCGCCCGGGGTGAAGTCAGCATACCCTGAGCCGCTCGCGTCGCTGTGCTGCAGCTTCACGTCAAACGTCTGCGTTGTGGGTGTACCAGTGGCGGCGCCGGTTTGCGCCTCCAAGATGCACCACTGAAAGCCAAGGCGATCGACGCCCGTGCCGTTGACGGTGCCAGCAGCCGAAGCGGCAGGCACAGTCCCAATCTGGTTTTTTACTTCCGGGCCGGGCCCGGAGACATTCAAAGCGCTCATGGTGTCGTTGCTCCTGTTGGAGTTGCTTGGTTAGGTCCACGCGACGGCGTCAATGCGGCTGAAGGTGTTGTCGTGGCGCAACACCACGTCATGACCCTCGAGCAACCGGATGGGCGTTGTGTCGTTGCTGATGCCCGACACAACGGCCGAGCCGTCGTAATAGGCGCCGTTGGGAAACGCCTCGATTTGCATCGGGGTGGTCTTGTCGAAGCCAATCACGAGGTCATTCCAGGCGCCGAAGTACACTTCAGAGTCAGTGCCGCCGCCCAGGTTGTTGGGGATTTGCGTGGTGCTTCGAATCGGGAAGCCGAGCAACATGCCGAGCGCCAACTGGGCCGCGAAGACGAAGTTGCTGTTGTTGTCGAGGGTGGCAAACAGAGCCCACTTCGAGCGAGGCGACATCACCCAACCGCCAGAGTCCAATGGAATCTTGGACTCGTCGACAAGGCGCACGGCCTTGACGATGTCGGCGATTTTCTGCGCCGTGGTGGTGCCGGTGCTGTTGAAGTAGTTCGACGAGTTGATCCACTTGGTGACACCCTTGGGCTGATTGCTGTCGCCCGTGCCACGAAGAGCCGACAGGTCGCGGCGCAGCGCCATCGCTTGAAGAAGGTCGTCACGCACGATGGTGTCAGCGCCAACCGAGGGATTGCGCAGCAGCTCGTTGGTGATGGGCACCAAGGCAGCGGCCTTCTTGCCTGTCATGCGCAGCTCGCCAGTTCCAGGCTGGCTGGGGGTGATGTTCGCCGCCTCGCCCACGTAATACGTGGTTGCGCCTGAGTTGATTTTGCCCATGCTGATGGAGCTGTTGAAGTCCATCGTGCGCGCACCCAACTCGAGGGCGACCGTCTTGGCGTAGAGCAACTCGACAAGCTCCGCCGCCATTTCAGGAGGAATCAGCGAGCCACCGGCCGACATCGACGAGGCCGACATCGCGCGAAGCTCGGCCTTACCCTCAATCATGTCTACGGTTGATTGATAGGACTTGTCCGTCTTAGAAAGTTCGCGCGCAGCATCGAGCAAGGGGGCTTTGGTGAGCTGCATCATCACCATGCTGCGCGCGAATCTTGCGAAGCCCAGTCCCTTGCCCTTGTGCGGGTCAGAGACAACGGCCCCGTTTTCAACCTTGGCGCGCTCTGGTTTCTCGTGCTCCCGCACCAGGCGAAAGAGCGCGTCGAGTCCGCCGTCCTTCATGGCGCGATCTCCGGCCTCTTGGGCACGAGCCATATTCTCAACGGCCTTGTCGGCGTCGACCTTATTCACGACGTCGCGCACGATCTTCTCTAAATCAGACGAGGGAACTGAAAGGTTCGTAGTCATTTGCGGTTAGCTCCTGGATGTTTTTCCCCGCCGTCGAAGCTCGGCGGCCTGCTGCTCTGCACGGGTTTGACGGACAACGTTTTCAATCAGCGCTCTGAGGTCGACGGGGGGCGCCTCAGTCTTTGGCGCAGGCGTCGGAATGCGGGCAGCCAAACGCTGCAACATGCGCTGTTGCACTTCGCGGCCTACTGGCAACGCCTCGGGGTTGGCGGGAATGGTGACAATCGAGACTTCGAGCAGCCGCGTCTTGGTGTAGTCGAGCGGCGGGAACGTCATGTCCTGCCAGTCGTCACCCGTTTCGCGGGCGGCATTGTATTCGTAGTCGATGGGCTCAAAGCCAACGCTGGCGCCCATGACTCCAGCGTCGAGAATCTTCAGCGTCTGCTCTGAGAGCGGGTTGGTGGCTTCGTCGAAAAATTCAACGTCGAGCATGAGCTGACGTTGCTTGCCGTCGACCCAGGCGTTGCCCTTGCCGATGGGCAGTTGACGACCGTTGTGGCCGAAGAGCACCACCGGGTTGGCGTCGTAGCGCTCCAGGTCCCACCCATCCGACTTGATGATTGTGTTGTAGCTGTCGACCGCCTCATTGCTGGCGACGAAGCTGCGCACCCGGGAGGGCGCGGCGGTTTCGGCTGGCGCGGCTTCGCGCTGTACAAGCCTCATCTCCCTGCGAACAATCCCCATGCAGCGAACTGTCGAACGTGGCTTGCACAAACAACCAGCCCAACTATTTGCGAGACAACGCAGAAGCCCACGGAGGATCTCCCGCCGCTAAGCCTTTCTCTTCCGGCTCCGCTTCAGCTGGCTCGTCGTCTACCTCAGGAGGCGGCTCACTCGCTGGCGGTGGCGCATCGCCGCCAGGCACTTGGCCAGGCATCGCGAGCGGGGGGAATTTGCCTTCAAACTCTGGCAACGCAGAATAGCCGGCCTCGCCTCGCCACTCGTTGAGAGAGAATGCGCCAGGCATCGCACGCAACACCTCGAGGCGGCGAGCCTCATCGTCTGGAATGCTGACTTCAGCTTCGAGGCACAACGTCGAGTCAAACATCGGCACCAGCTTGGCTTGCAGCTCGGCGCGCAGGAATTCGCAGCGAGGAAACTCAACCCCAAGCGTGTAGATGTACGCGGCCGCGTCGATGGTGCTTCGGTTTGAATTTTCGATGATGCCGATGATTTCCGGTGGCACCCCGAAAACCTGAGCCACGGTGTCTCGCTGGTTTTTTCGCAGCGGCCCAATCTCTTGCTCACGGAAGCTTGAGTCGAGCTTTTGGGCGTTCATCTTCCCCGCGCTGAAGTGAATGCGGTGCGCGTTTTGATAGCCCGAGTGCAGTTGATGCCATCGCTCTTCAGCGCGCTTCAGTCCTTCTTTGTCGATGCCCTCATAGGCGACGATGGCCGAGGGCATGCCGCCGTTGAAGAACCAGTTTTTGACGTACTTGGCCGCGAACTCGTCGGTCTCAAGCTCATCGCCGAGAGCCTCAGCGACGCCAGTGCCGCGGCCATACGGGTTCTCAGGGTCTGGGTCTCGGAGCCACACCACTTGGCTCGCGGGTATCTCCAACTGCATCGCTTGGTACGAAAGCCGAAAGGTGTCGCGGTTGCTGGTTGGAACCTCAGACACCCAATGCGGCGGGATTGCCATGTAGCTGGCAGGGGCCCCACCCTTCATCGCCAACACCCAGAAGGCTTCACCCTTCAGGTCAATCCACGTCTGCGTCATCTGAAGTGACGAGCGCCCGGTGATGGCTGGGTTGGGATTGGCCAGCAAATCAAGCAACGGATGGTCTGGCACCTCGCGCAACAAACCGGCCTCGGCCAGCTCGCGACGCCGCGCCGCGCGTTGCTCTGTAGTGCCACTGGTGAGGCGTACGTCGCGCACTGAGAAATCGCGACCCCAGCGGAAGGCTGGCACACCAGCTACATCGCGAAACTTGCCCGCTGGCGAGTGTCTGTCTTTGAGTCGCACCCGCTGAGGCAGCGGCTCGTCGGCCCGCACGTAGACTTCCCACTCAACAGAAGCCACACCGCGGGCGATTCTTCCGGCCACAGCCCGCAGCCATGGTTGCTCTCGGTAAGCCACCATGAGCTCGCGCGTTCCGCGACGTGGTGCCCCGCGAGAAATGGGTGACATCAGAATGCCATCACTGAGCGCAGTGCCGGCGGGTGCCGCCGCGCGCTCCTGTCTTCCGAAGAGGTTGCGCCACCAGGCCATGCTTTGGCGTACTGCGTGGCACGCACACGCGGCCGCTCAGAGGAAACCAACGAAGGCCGCTTCAACAATCAGCTCATGCAGTCCCCAACACAGGGCATCGGTGCGGTCATCGCGGCGGCCGTTGATTCCGGTGAAGACTCGCATCTGACGTTCGAGGCGTGACCAGTTCTCTGAGTGGCCAACGTGGTGCACCTTCTTTTGCTCGTAGAGTGCGGCCACTGGCTCGGCTCGCTTGAATTTTCCACGCATCGCACGCACTGGCCTGAAAGGAATGTCGGGCGCCACGCTTCTCAGCACCGCTTCGACCATGTCGCCACCGCAGTTGACCTCAGCAACCACGCACTCAGCGCGGTGCTCGTAGAACGCTTTGACGACTGCGCGCGCCCACTCGTCTGGAGTCGCGCGCAGTGAGTGGTCTTTCAGCACGTAGCCGTGCGAGCCGTTGACATTGCTTCCCTGTGGTGGCCCGCCGCGACCAACTGCCATGATGCCGCACTCGTCTGAGCCACTGTCAGACGTCAGCGGCGGGTCAACTGCGATGACAATGCGCTCCAACTCTGGCGCAGATTGCACGCGAGCCGCGTCGATGAGCGCTTGATTGAAGAGCGCTCCTGGCATGTCTGTCAAAACTTCAGCATGCAGCTCTTGGCGCCCGAGTCTTGTGCCTTCGTAGATGCGTTTGACTTGCTCGATGTAGCTTGCCGCGAGGTTGCCCGAGTTTTCAAAGGTGCTGCCGCGGGTGACGACGGTCTTCGAGTCCTTCATCAGGTCCAAGACCATCGGCACGGGTTTCGGCGTGCCGGTGATGATGGCAATGGGCCGCTTGCCAAGTCGAAGCCCCATGACTGCGTTGTCCCAGACCTCTTTCGACGCCCAAGAGGCGGGCTCGTCGCCCCAAATCAAGTCGTGCTGAGGCCCGCGGGTTCGCTCTGGCTCTTCGGCGCTGAAGAGTGTCGCGCGCACTCCATTTGGCCATGTGACTCGACGCTTTGAGGGCTCGTATTTGGGTTTGAACCACGGCGGGGATACGGCCAGCAACCCGCTCTCGCCTTCAACCATGGTGTCGCGCGCATCGGCCGAGGTCGGAGCAATGAGAGCGATGCGGCTCGCGCGCCCGCTTTCGACCAACTCGCGGACTGATTCCGCTCCAGTGCGAGTGTTGTGCGTCGGTACCATTGCTTCGCCAGCGAGAAACATTGAGTGGCGACTGTCGACTGTGAGGCAGCGCATGGGCTTCGACTCGATGCGCTCGACGCTGACAATCATGCGGTGATGATTGCGAAGCGACTGACTGCCGAAGAAAGACAGCCTCGCTTGTTTTCTGGGCAGTCTGAAGACTTGTATGGTTGGAGTCCAACGCACGCGCCAGTGCGGACCATGGTCGACCCCGTTCAGCATCGCGCGCACTTCAGAGGTGACTGGCTTTTGTCCCAGCGAGTGCGCCAACTCCACCACTGCGCGCACGAGCGTGGGGTTTGTGTTTGAGAATTCGACGTGGCCGCCTTTCGAGGCGGTGCCGTCTGTATCCAACAGGCCCTGCAGCAGAGCAGTGCGCTGCTCGATCGACGCACGAAGGTAGCTCAAAGGCACGTGCTTGTTATTGAGCACCCCGGCCGCACGCAACTTCGCGTGCAGCCCCAGAGTGCCGAAGTTCTGCGGGTCTTTCCGCGTGGTGCACGTGATGCCGGCCGCTTCAAACTCTCTCCGAAGGTCTGGAATGTCGTCTTGATGGGCAGTGATGGTGCCGTCACAGGCGGAGCCGTTGCCCAGCCATACACCCAAGACGTATGGGTTAATCGGTAGGCGCTTGGCTTCCAACTGAAGAGCGCCGGCAACCGGAATGCAGTGATTCACGTCACTCCTATTGCCGTGCGTGATCGACTTGGCGATCTCTTCGGTGGTGCGAATCATTGGGCCAGGCGCGTCATCGTGGGTCACTGGCTCACGCTCAATGTACTGGCCAGCGGCCAAGTGTTTCGCCAGCGATGCGCGGCTCACTCCAAGGCGGCGCTCGATTGCCCGCGTCGATATCCCCTTCCGATGCAACGCGATGGCCTCTTCGACTTGAGAGCGACTCAACTGCCGCCCCATCTTTCGCTTGAGCTTCCACGCCGGCCACTCAGGCGGGAACCGCGTCGCGTCTTCGTAGGGTGAGCGAAGGAACGCCTTTCGCTCTGCGTGCGTCCACGTAACCCACTGATGCTCACTGCATGCGTCGATGGCGGTGCCGTCGCTGAAGGTCACGCGGTAGGCAACCTCAGGAATGCCGTCAAAAGTCTTGGTGATGCAGCACTGGCGACCAGCCTCATCGAAGAGAGAGTCGCCAACTTGCAGGTCGCCCAGTCGCGCCCACCCATCTGGCGTCGGTATTGGCGTGTCGACGTCGAGCATTTTCCCATAGCCGCGACCCGCAAGGATTAACCAAACAAACCAGTCACCACGGGGCACAAGCTGAGAGTCACGTGCCCAAATGCCGCGCCAGTCGTACAGAGCTACCTGCAGAAACTCCTCAGGCAGCTCGGCGAAGATCTGGCCGCGAAGCTCTTCAGGTATCTCCCTCAACAGGTGGTGCAACCGGAAGTTCTGCAGTTGATCCGCTCCCAGCGTCTCCATTGCCTTGTCTGCCGCCGCTTGCATCAGCGGGTGGCTGGCTAGGTGCTGCACTGCCGCTGAGGCCCTTGAGTTTGGCGAGAATAAGTTCTCTGACAACTGACACCTCTGGCATTTCTGGGCCGGTTGAGAGGTCGATGTGTTCTTTGCGCACCCAGGTCTCTTCGCCCTGCGAGTAGCGACGCTCGAGAATCCACTTGGCTTGCTGTGAGTCGAATTCGGCGCTGGCGCGCACGAGTTCCAGCAAGGCGAATTCGCCTTCGCCCTCGGCCTCGATCACCGCGCGGTAGAGGTCCGCCGCTCTCAACTCGGCCTTCTCGGAACCGCGCTTCATCCACACAGCAAAGGTGTCTTCCGAAACGCCGCACTTGCGACATGCAGCACGGCGCGTGTGTCCGCGACGGAGCACCGAACACAGCTCTTCAATGAGATCGTCAGTGATGGTCGACGCTGGCCCCCGTTGATTGCGACGTGGAGGCGGCGGCACTGGAAGATTGTCTCGCGTCGGTGCTTTCGGTTTTTCTTCGGCACCTCGCCGCCCAACTTCGCGCTTACACGGCCGGCAGTAGGCCGCCAGGCCATCGGCGGTTGCGCGATTTGGCGGGAATTCTGCGAGCGGTTTGAACTCCTCGCAGTGCGCGCACCTCTTGGTTTCCCCTTTGCGCAGGCGTTTTGAAGCCACGGGGGCACAGTCTCAGGTGGCTTGCACTCTTCGGAATTCCCGAAATTCTGCCGCGAGCCCCGTAAAAGTG